GTGCTGGGCTCCTCGGCAACTGCCAATCTGCGTGGCAAGCAGTCTGTCCTGTTCAAAGTGAACGAGTCCGGTACTGAGCAGCTGCTGCGCGAAGGCGTAATTGGCCGCCTCGAGGGATTCAACATCCACGAATCAGCAGGTGTTAAGCGCGTTGCAGCAGGCGCGGGTGCCGGTTACCTGGTTAACGGTGCGAAGCAGGAAGGGGACATCATCATCGCAATTGATACCGGCACCGGGGGCATTGCTCAGGGCAGCGTGGTGACGTTTGCGGGTGACGACAACAAATACGTTGTGGCAGCAGCTACCACCACTACCATCACCCTGGCGGCACCGGGCCTGCGTCAGAGCCTTGCTGATAACACGGCGATCACTGTCGGTGGTGCTTTTACTGCGAATATGGCGTTTGACCGCAGTGCTTTCCTGCTGGCTGCCCGAACACCGGCCATGCCGAAGGGCGGCGATTCCGCAGACGACGTAATGAATGTTACCGATCCAGTTTCCGGCATTACGTTCCAGGTGGCGCTGTACCGCCAGTACCGTCAGGTGCGTTACGAAGTGGGTCTGGCGTGGGGCGTTGCCTCCATTAAACCAGCGCACGCCGTTCTGCTGCTGGGTTAATCACACCGGGGCTTCGGCCCCTTTCTACTGGAGGTCAAAATGGCTGGATTAACTAAAGAGCAACGGGCGCAACGCGAGGCAGAACGGCTTGCAGCCGCAGGCGGCGGGCAGAACAATCCTGAGCAGCAGCAGCAGCAGCAGCAGCAGCAGCAGCAGCAGCAGCAGCAGCAGCAGCAGCAGCAGCAGCAGCAGCAGCAGCAGCAGCAGCAGCAGCAGCAGCAGGAAACCGAACTGGAACTGGTAATGATGCATACCGAGTTCCCGGCGTTCCCTGGCGCGCCGGATGAAGCCGATGTGCATCCTGATGAAGTTGAGAACTGGAAAGCCGCAGGCTGGAAAGTGAAGGAGTAACCATGCTCACTACTGACCCGGCTTCACCTGATTTTGACAGCTACGCCAGCGTTTCGGATCTGCAGGCGTTTGCCACCGCGCGCGGGTATGAGGTCCCGGCAGATGCTGCTGAGTGTGAGAATCTGCTGGTGCAGGCTATGGACTATCTGGCGGGCATCAACTGGCGTGGTTGCCGGGCGGATCCTGCCCAGCTGCAGGCATGGCCCCGACGGGGCGTGATGGCTGATGGAGTGCCATTACCTGATACGACCATTCCCCGGCAACTGGTGCAGGTGCAGTGCAGGCTTGCCATAGAGGCGCAGCAGATTGAGCTGATGCCGTCTTTCGATGCGGGTGGCGAGGTGGTGCAGGAGTCTGTTTCCGGCGCGGTAAGCGTAACGTATGCGGAGGGGAGCAGCAGAAGCGCCGCTTCTTTCCCGTGGCTCAACAACATGCTGGGCGGGCTGGTGGGCAATTCTAACCAGATGCGGCTGGTGAGGGGGTAACTTGGCTGATTTAAAAGCTGTACCGTTCACGAAGAAACCCACTTCCGGCGTGGATAACGGCGAAGTGATCCGCCTGCTCACCGACGCCCTGGAACATGCCCGGAAAGGCTCATGCCACAGCGTGGCGCTGCTGCTTATCAATAGCGACGGTAATGCGCTGGACTGCTGGCACAACGGCGGACGGCCTTATGTCATGGTCGGGGCGCTGGAGTCGCTGAAGCTGGATTTTATCAACGCAAATATTGAGCGCCGATAATATGCCTGTTAACTACACCCGCATGAAAGCCACCAGCACGCGCCTGCTCACTGAGAACGGCGCGGCGTACCCGGTAAAACGCAAGGGCACCGTGACGGTCACCGGCGGTGTTGAGCACCGCGATCCGGATAAGACCTTCACTGCAATCGGCGTACGTACTGATTACAAACCCGGCGAAATTGACGGTACGGTCATCATAAACGGCGACACGCGCATTGTGTTTACTGCCGACGCTGAGCTGCGCACCGGCGACATGGTGGACGTGGACGGCAAATGGTACCGCATTGAAAAGCCTAACCCGGTTAAACCAGGCAAACTGCTGCTGTGCTACCGCGCGCAGCTGAGGGCATAACATGGCAGATAACCAGGCGTTTATGGTGTCCATCAATGCGTTCGTCAGCCAGGCAAAGGCGCGGCAGGAAGAGGTGATGCGTGTGGTCGGCATCAAAATCCTGGCGCGGCTGGTGCAGATGTCGCCCGTCGGAAATCCCGAACTGTGGGCAGTAAACCAGACGGCAACAGCCTATAACGCTGCTGTCGCTGAGCACAACAGCCTGCTGCGACAGGATCCCGACAATCTGACTAAAGCTGGGCGGCTGCGACCGGGACGCAGGGTTAACGACAGCATGGACCTGAAAGTGCCGCCGGGCTATACGGGCGGGCGTTTTCGCGGTAACTGGCAGGTGTCGTTTGACCAGCAGGCTTCGGGCGAGACCGGGCGCATCGATAAGGCAGGCCATGAGACGATCGCCGCAGGCAGCCTGGTGCTCGAGCAGTTCAAGGTCGGTACCACGGCGGTCTATTTCTGCAATAACGTCCCGTACGCCTATCGGCTGGAGATGGGGCATTCCAGCCAGGCGCCCGGCGGCATGGTGCGCATCACCGCCGCCGAGTTCCGGCGGTTCTTCAGCGAGGCAGTCAGCGAGGTTAAAAATGATACCGGACATCACAACGGCGCTTGAGGCCATGCTGGGTAGATGGGCGGACGGCGAGGGCGTGCCGGTGGCTTGGGATAACATTCAGTTTGACCCACCAGCCGACGAGCTGTATCTGATCTCCCATGATATGCCCGCACAGCCCTATAGCATCGACCTGGCTGGTGGCTGTCGCGTTTACCCCGGCGTGTATCAGGTCACCGTCGTCGCGCCTGCTGGCGGCGGCAAATCACAGGCCAGAGAGCTAGCCCGCCGCGTCGCCGGGTTGTTCCCAGTGAACCAGGAGATCCCCGGCGACGGCTTTGCTGCTTGGGTGACATCACCGCCTGCCATCTACCCCGGCATACCGGACGGCGTGTCCTACTCCATCCCTGTCAGCATCAACTACCGGGCTGACATTTCAGCCTGAAATATCCCCGCCGGCTTATGCCGGTTTTTTTATATCCACATTACGGAGAATCCCTATGGGCTTCGCATTACCCAATGGTGCCACGGTGTTCGTCGGTTCGAAACTCGCCACGCCTGTGGCGGTGACGGGCGTGAGCAATGCCGCAGGCGCTGTGTTTACCGTTGCAAACGGCCACGGCCTCGCTGTGGGCGATGTGGTGCTGGTTTCCAGTGGCTGGGCACTGATTGACAGCCTGGTGGTCCGCGTAACGGCGCAGACGACGACCAGCGTAACGGTCGGGGTGATTAACAGCACTGATACCAACTTCTTCCCGGCTGGCTCGGGTGCTGGTTCACTCAGCAAGGTGGCGGAGTGGACTGAAATCCCGCAAATCACCGAGGTTGCACAGTCCGGCGGCGACCAGCAATACACGCAGATCCAGTTCCTCGCCGATGATCGCCAGCGCAACCTGGCGACCTACAAAGCGGCTAAGTCGCAAAACATCACGATGGCGCATGACTCTACTTTGCCGATTTACAGCGTGCTGTCAGCTGCCGATCGTTCTGGCGATACGCTGCCGCTGCGCATGTACGTGCCGAAAGCAAAGGAAATGCGCTACTGGTCGGCAAAGGCATCGTTCGATCCTATGCCGACAACCTCTGTAAACAACGTAGAAACGGTACAGCCAGCTTTTGCCATTCAGTCGCGTGACATGACGTTTTACAAAGACGCCGCCCCGCAGGCGGCAGCGTAACCCAGCCTGTTAATAGGCCCGTCAGCGGGCCTCTCTTTCTGCCGAGGAATACATGGCCACAAAATTTCAGCTACAACCCAAACCCACATTTAAAGCCGACGTTAAGATCCCGCGAGCCGGTGACGATGACGGGGTAATTACCTTTACTTTCCGCCATAAGCCGCTCAAGGAACTGGCCGCGCTTGAGACGATGGAGGGTAAAACCGCCGTCGATTTTCTGGTGGAGATCATCGAAGGCTGGGCACTGCCGGACACGTTCAGCCAGGAAAATCTTGAAGTGCTGCTGGACAACTACCCGGGCGCGATGAAAGCGATCGTCGGCACGTATTACCGCGAATTGACAGGTAACCGTGAAAAAAACTGATAGCGGTTGCCTCGGCGTTTTATACGCCTGAACCCTCCACCGAAGACCTCGCCGCGTTTGGCCTGAGTGCTGATGACTACACCGAAGAAGAGCAGACTGTTGAGGTATGGCCCGACGTCTGGCCCGCGTTCGCTGTTTTCCAGTCGATGGGCACGCAGTGGCGCACTGGCATGGGCGGCATCACCGGGCTGGATTATAACGTGCTGCCCTGGCTGATGAAGCTGAACGGCGTGGAGGATGAGGCAACCGCGTTAACGGATATCCGCGTAATGGAAAGCGCGGCGCTGAAGATTGTCCACCAGGGGGCGTAATGTCTGATATTGCAACGATTTCGCTTCGGGTGAATACCGCCGAGCTGGAGCGCGGGAATAAGGCGCTGGACGATTTCCAGCAGACGGCCGGCGGCGCGGCAAACAAGGCCGATGATCTGAACTCGGTATTTCGCGCCGGGGCATCCGATCAGAAAAAGAATACCCAGAGCCTGAAAGAGCAGCAGCAGGAGCTGCAGAACCTGCTCAACAAAATCAGCCCTGTTAACCGCGCAATGAACGAACTGGAGACGCTGCAGGCGTCGCTGGCGGGCTTTCGCGCAAAGGACATGCTGGGCGATGAAGATTACAGCCGCTTTAACTCCGTGCTGGAAACCACCCGCAACAAACTTTTTCAGGTCATGGAGGCAGAGACCGCCGAAGGGCAGGAAAGATTAAAGCAGGCTCAGGAGACGCAGCGCGCCACCGCCGCGCAGGAAAATTTCCTCAGGTCCATCATGGACCAGGCGGCGACATTCCGCGCCAGCAAAGCGGACCTGGCCGAGTACCGGGCAGCGCAAATGGGGATCGCCGAAGAGGCCGCCCCGGTTATTGCAAGATTGCGCGAACAGGATCGCGCTGTTCAGCAGGAAGCTGCCCAGCGTCAGATTGCCGCCAGCCAGTCCCGGATGGTTAAGCAGGCTATTGCTGAAATGGAGGCAGCGGAAAGGGCCGAGGCGGCGGAACTCTGGCGCAACCAGAATATCCGCGAATCGTTCATCTCTTCGCTTCAGGACCAGGCGAACGCTATGGGCAAGACGCGGATCGAGCTGCTGGAAATGAAAGCCGCACAGCTCGGTGTATCGGAGCAGGCCGCCCCGTTCATTGCAAAACTGGGTGAGCAGGAAAGGGTGTTCAGCAAAGGCACCCTCAGCGCCGGGCAGTATCAGCAGGCCCTGAGGATGCTTCCCGCACAGTTCACTGATATTGCTACTTCCATTGCTGGTGGCATGCCGTTATGGATGGTGCTGATCCAGCAGGGCGGGCAAATCAGTGACTCATTCGGCGGTATCGGCGGACTGTTTCAGGTCATTAAGGAAGAGTTGCTGGGGATTAAGGACGCGTCTGATGATTCTTCAGAATCTCTTTCAGAAAATGCCAACGCACTGGCAGAGAATGCCGAGCACGCCAGCGGCCTGTTGCGCTTTTTGACACCAACCAGGCTGGCCGTGGGTGGCTTTACGGCAATTCTTGGCGGCATGGCTGTTGCCGCCTGGCAGGCTGAGCAGGCTAACCGCGAACTCTATCAGTCGATTGTATTAACTGGAGGAGCGTCTGCGACGTCTACAGGTCAGCTATGGAAAATGGCTGAGCAAATAGGCGAAAGCACGACTGCTAGCATCAACTCCGTTTCAGAGACACTGGCTCGCCTGGCCCAGTCAGGGAAATTTACTACCGCCCAGCTGCAGCTTGTGGCGCAAACCTCCCAGCAATGGACGCAGATAATGGGTAGTGGGGCCGAAAAAATTGAAGCCTCATTTGCCGAAATAATGAAGTCGCCGGTGAAGGCGCTGGCTGAACTGAACTCCCAGTATAATTTTTTGTCGGTCTCACAATTAAATTATATTGCCGGGCTGGAGGACTTAAATAAAAAACAAGAGGCTGTCAGCGAAGGCATGCGTATTTTTGCAGATACCATGCAAAAGCGTATGCAGCAAATTGATGATGCAAGCACACCTCTGGAACAGATGTGGGATAGCATAAAAAAATGGTCTGCTGACGCCTGGAAGTGGGTGGGAGATCATACTATCGGTGCCCTTAATCTGATCATTGATGTCGTTGCAGGAACAGTTGAGCAGGTCCAGATTCTACTGAAGCAGAGTGATGTCCTCATTGCTGAGTTTGCCAACTCCGCTTATGAGAAAACTAAAAACATCCCCGGCATGAAGTCCATGTTCGGTGATATGGCTTCGGACAATAAAGCATTTATTGCCCAGACCAAAAAAGACATTGCTGAGCTTGAGAAATCCTACACTGCACGCGATGCGCGAGTACGTAAAGGTGAAATGGGCTATGTAAACCGTGACAGGAGCACAACGGTAGACAGCGGCCCGAACCAGCAAAGCAAGGTTACTGACCGAGCGCAGCAAATACTGAAAGACCGACAGAAGAAGAACAGGCAGACCACGACTTCAGCCGGTGACAGCGCGGAAGACAAGGCGCAGGCTGAGCTGCTGGCCCTTCAGGCGCAACTCAGGGTTCTGAAAGAGCACCAGGGCATTAATGACGTTATCAGTCAGCAGCGTAAGGATTTATGGAAAACCGAGGCGCAGTTTGCCGTACTGGAGGAAGCCGCCGGTAAGCGCAAGCTCTCCAGGCAGGAACAATCCCTGCTGGCCAGCAAAGACCAGGTGCTGGCGCTGGCGCGCCAGAAGGCGCTACTGGGTGACCAGATCACCGCCCAGGAGCAACTGAACAAGCGCATGGACACGGCCAGCAAGTATGTCACGCAGATGGCAGAAAAGCAGGCCGGGCTTGAGTCAGGCGCAACGATGAGCGACAGGCTGGCCAGCCGCGAGACAGCGCTCTCTCAGCTGCGTAGCGGCTGGATTAATGCCGGTGGCAGTCTTGATGATGAGGGCTACCAGAAGGAGCTTAAAGCAGCTCAGGACTACTATGATGCCGAGGATAAGCTTCGCGGTGACTGGCGGGCTGGCTTTAAGAAGGGTTGGGCTGAGTACCTGGACTCTGCCACAAATGTCTACGCCTCTATGCAGAGCGTGGCGCAGTCAGCCATGGGCGGCATCTCTGACATGATGACGAGCCTGGTCACCACCGGCACGGCCAGCTTCAAGACATTTGCCGCATCGATGATGAAGATGATCGCTGACGTCATTAACCGGCTGCTGGTGGCCTACGCCGTGCAGTCCGCGCTGGGGTGGGTAACCGGGAGTGTCAGCAGCGGCGGCGGAAGCACGCCATCAGGCGCCTACGCCAGTGCCGCAAATTCCGGCGTCAGCCTCTATGACACTGGTGGCTATACCGGCCCCGGCGGCAAATATGAGCCTGCAGGCATCGTTCATAAAGACGAGTTTGTCTTCACCAAAGAGGCCACCAGAGCAATCGGCGTTAATAACCTTTACGCCATGATGAAAGGCGCTCAGGGCTACGCTGACGGCGGCTATGTGGGCCGCGCTCCTATGGCTGGCATGAACAGCGGCGCAGCAAGTGGCGGCGGGATAGTGGTCAACACAACGGTAAACGTTGACGCCAACGGGGGCAGCACCGTGCAATCAGGCGGTTCGGGTGACTTCGTAGGCAGGGCGCTGGGGGCTGAGATTCAGAATGCAGCCTTGCAGGTGATCCAGAAGCAGATCAAAAACGGCGGCGTTATCTACAACTTTGTGAAAGGCAGGTAACAGACCGAATCATAACCAACCCGCTCAGGCGGGTTTTTTTATGGGTGAAATATGGCAGTAGATACCTATAACTGGCCCGCACAGCTCGGCGCTGGGCCCATTGAATATGACCAGACGGTGCGTGCAGCGCAGTTCGGCGATGGTTATGAGCAGGTGGCCGAGAACGGCATCAACTCCACGGCCATTCAGGTGCCGATGAAGCACACTGGTACCGATGCCGAGGTAAAAGCTATCCGCGACTTCCTGCTGGCTCATACCGTAAAGGCTTTCATCATCACGCCGCCAGGCGAAGAGAAGGGGCTTTACCGGACTGTCGCTAACTCGGTGCGCAAGAACCAGATCAACAGCAAATTCGCTGAGCTGACGTTCACTATTAAACGGGCCTACGGGGTATACGCATAATGGAACTTGTTGATCAGGCCGCGAAGCTGGCACCAGGCGGCAGGGTCCGCCTGGTCGAAGTGGATGCCTCAGAGTTCAGCGGCGGGATCCACCGCTTTCACTACAGCCCGTTTCCCCATACGCCTGCCGAGATTGACGCGGCGAACGGCGACGAGGCCAGGCTGGGGCCGAAGCCCATCATCTGGGATGGCAACGCCTACGAGTTCTGGCCCTTCCAGATTGCCGACCTGGCGCTTTCAACGGATCAGGCCGCCGAGCCAAAGCTCAGCGTGTCTAACCTCGACGGCCACATCACCGCGCTTTGTCTCCAGTTTAAGGACATGGTGAATGCGAAGGTAAGCATCATTGACACCTACGCGGTTTACCTGGATGCGGTGAACTTCCCGGGCGGTGTTAATCCGACAGCAGACCCGACGATGTTCTCCCTACAGACCTTCTGGCTGGATACCAAAACCTCTGAAGATGACGAGATGGTGTCCTGGTCGCTCAGTAGCCCGGCAGACCTGCAGAACCTGGTCATACCAACCCGGCAGATCACCTCGCTCTGCGAATGGGCTCTACGCGGACAATATCGCAGCGGTGACGGCTGCACCTACAACGGCACGGCATATTTCGATGCGAAGGGTAATGCGGTAGCGGACCCGGCGTTTGATGTATGCGGGGGTTGCCTCAGTGACTGCCGCAAGCGTTTCGGCGCAGGGCTGGCAGAACCGAACACTGCCGTTCTTGATTTCGGCGGCTACCCGGCGACAGTTCTCTTCACCCGATAACCGGATATATCCATGAACAAAACCATTATGACGGCGATCCGGGCGCATGCGCTGGAGGAATCCCCACGCGAGTGCTGCGGCTTTGTCATTCAGTCAGGACGGCGCCAGCGCTATATCCCTGTGCCGAACAGCCACGAAAACCCGACCGAGCATTTCAGAATTGACGGTCAGCACTGGGCGAATGCTGAGGATGCCGGAACCATTATCCGGGTCATTCACTCCCACCCGGGCGACGGCGCACGGCCTATCCCGTCTGACCTCGATCGCCAGCAGTGTAATAACTCCGGCGTGGTCTGGGGCATCTACGCTCCGGACTGCGATGAATACGCAGAAGTAACGCCGGACGCCATACCGCTGATTGGCCGCCCGTTCATTCTGGGTTCGCACGACTGCTGGGGGCTGGTCATGGACTGGCACGCCACTCAGGGCGTGATGCTTAACGATTTCCGCGTTGATTACCCATGGTGGGAAAGCCAGTACCCGGACAACCTCTATTTTGACAACTGGGAGCGGGAAGGGTTTGTCGAATGCGACCCGGCGCCCGGCTGCATGGTCATCATGCAGGTTGAATCCGCTAAGTGGAACCACGCGGGGATCATCACAGAGGAAGGTGAGCTACTTCACCATCTATATGGCCAGCCCTCCTGCATCACGCCGTATGCCCGGGGTTACTTCAAGGACCGGACCATGATCTGCGTTCGCCACAAAGACCTGCCGCAGGAGATACAGCCATGGCGCGTTTAACCACTATCCGCCTGTATGGAGCGCTGGGAGCCCGGTTCGGGCGTGTCCATAAACTGGCCGTGCAGACATCGGCAGAAGCCGTGAAGGCACTCTGCATCAACCTGGACGGGCTGGAAAGCTACCTGATGAACGCCAAAAAGAACGGCATGACGTTTGCGGTGTTCCGCGGTAAGCGGAATATAGGGGTTCAGGACTACAAGGAGTTGGGCGGCGATAGTGACATCCGTATTGCGCCGATTATGGAAGGGGCGAAAAAGGCCGGCATGTTCCAGACCATTCTCGGGGCGGTCATGGTGGTTGCCGGCATTGCAACGGGCATTCTCACTGGATGGACCGGTATCGGCGCGACGTTTGCTGCAGGACTGATAATGTCCGGTGGTTCAATGATGGCCGGCGGAATTTACCAGATGCTATCGCCGCAGCCCAAAGGCCTGCAGGGGCGCGATGACCCGGACAACAAACCGAGCTATGCCTTTGGCGGCGCAGTGAATACCCTGGCGATGGGCAATCCGGTTGCTCTGCTGTATGGCGAGCGTGAAATCGGGGGGGCGATTATCAGTGCAGGGATCGTGGCCGAGGACATCTGACGACTTCTTACTCTTCAATTAGCACCCGGTCGGGTGCTTTTTTATGGATGCAATATGGCAACGATTACTGGTGCAAAGGGCGGAAGCCAGAAGCAGCATACGCCTGTCGAACAGCCTGATTCAGCCCAATCTATGGCGCGTTGCCGTATGCTGCTGGCGCTCGGCGAAGGGGAGTTTGCTGGTGGGCTGGACGCGACCCGGATTTTCCTTGACGGCACTCCGCTGGGCAACGCCGATGGTTCGATGAACTTTGAGAATGTCTCCTGGGATTTTCGCCCTGGCACGCAGACGCAGACGCCGATCCCCGGCTTTCCTGCTGTGGAGAACGAGACCAGTATTGGCGTATCGCTGACTAAGGCCACACCCTGGACCCGCGCTATCAGCAATACCCAGATTGATGCTGTGCTGGTGCGCATCGGGATCACCGGCCTGCAGCAGCAGGAGAATGACGGCGATATCGTAGGCACCACCGTCGCATATCACATCGACGTTGCGGTTGATGGCGGCGCATACAAGACAGTACTCACCAAAACGGTAACGGAAAAGCTCAGTTCACTGTACGAACTGACGCACCGCATCAATCTGCCCAAAGCCACCACTGGCTGGCAGATCCGTGTGGTCCGCGATACTGCCGATAGCGCCAGCCAGATGCTGCAGAACAAAACGCAGGTACAGGCCATCACCGAGGTCATCGACGCCCGCTTGCGCTACCCGCATACCGCGCTGCTGTATGTGTCATTCAATGCAAAAGCATTCAGCAATATCCCGAAAATATCCTGTAAACCGAAAGGCCGGGTGATCCGCATCCCGCAGAACTACGATCCCGACGCACGGACGTATAGCGGTACATGGGACGGCACATTCAAGTGGGGCTGGACGAACAACCCGGCGTGGATCTGGTTTGATGTCCTGACAGAGCCGCGCTTTGGTCTGGGCCGCCGGGTAACGGTGGATATGCTCGATAAATGGGAGCTGTACCGCATAGCCCAGCGCTGTGACCAGAAGGTGCCCGATGGCAAGGGCGGCACCGGTACCGAGCCGCGCTTCCTGTTTGACGTCTATATCCAGTCGCAGGCCGATGCCTGGCAGGTGATTAAGGATATCGCCGCTGGCTTCAACGGTATGACGTTCTGGGGCAACAACATGTTCAATGTTGTCTCGGACATGCCGGCAGACACGACGAAACTACAGATCCTCACCCGCGCATCAGTGGTGGGTAAGCCAACGTATTCCAGCGGCAGTGAAAAAACGCGATTCTCGAGCGCGCTGATTAACTTCAGCGACCCGGATAACCATTATCAGGACCGCACCACCGCGGTAATGTTTCCTGAGCTGGTGAAGCAGTTCAAATTCAAGCAGACCCAGCTCACGGCCATCGGCTGTACACGCGAGAGCGAGGCGCAGCGTCGCGGCGGCTGGGCGGTGTACTCCAACTATCTCGATCGCCTGATCACGCTGCAAACCGGGCTGGATGGCTTTGCCTATGTTCCCGGCACCGTGTTCGCTTTTGCGGATGAGCGCTTTTCCGGGCGAGTGTATGGTGGGCGCGTTGTGAGTTACAACGCCGGGCTTAAAGCCGTTACAACCGATCGCGGGACCAGCGCCGTCCCGGGCGACACGCTGATGATCCGCACACAGGGCGGCATTGTGGAAAACCGGGTCATTCAGGCGGTCAACGGTACGCAGTTAATCGTGGCCACGGCGTTTTCCTCTGCGCCAGCGCCAGATGCCGTTTTCGTTATCGATGCCGGACAGCTGCGCCTGCAGTATTTCCGTGTGATGAACCTGACATTCAACGACGAGGAGAACACCTACACCATTACGGGTGCGGAATACAACGCCTCGAAATATGATGCGGTCGATAACAATGCGCGCCTGGACATCCCGCCTGTCAGCCTGATTCCTACTGGTGTTGTCTCTCAGCCCGGAAACGTCGTGGTATCAAGCTACGACTCAGTGAGACAGGGGCAGCGCATTGCCACGCTGACGGCCTCCTGGGATGCTCCGCTGGATAAAGCAGGGAAACCGCAGGCAGACGTGATCGCCTACCAGGCACAGTGGCGCAGGGGTGACAGCGAGTGGGTTAACGTACCGCAAACCGGGCTGCGCAATATCGAAGTGCCGGGGATCTACGAAGGTGATTACCTGGTGCGCGTCAGGGCGATTAACGCTGGCGGTGCATCCAGCCTGTGGGCCACCTCAGTGCTGACGCATCTCAAGGGCCGGGCCGGTGATGTGCCAAAGCCCGCCAATTTCCGTACCACGCCGTTGCTCTGGGGCGTACAGCTGGACTGGGATTTCCCGGCTGGTACCGGCGATACCTTACAGACGGAGATCCAGTATTCCACTGCATCGACCGGCACAAATCCGCTTCTGCTGGCCGGGGTTCCCTATCCGCAGCATGTGTATCAGCAACTGGGCCTGAAAGCCGGGGTGGGATTCTGGTACCGCGCGCGGCTTGTCGATCGCACCGGCAATAAGTCAGCCTGGACTGATTTCATTCAGGGCAGCAGCAGCTCGGTTGCAGCTGATTACCTGGTGGATATCGATAACCAGATCAAACAGACCGACGCGT